CCTATATAACAATGTGATAATCAAATAAATAAGTTTTATAACACAATCCCAAGCGAATCACAGCAAGGGATTACAGAAATGTAACCCCTTTTTTCTTATTATCAGCATATTATGTAATTATCAATGATTTATACGAACAAACGCGGTTCTATATTTGTTTCATTTTAGTTCACTATATTTCATTGTATTTCATGAAATGTGCAACAAATGTGATACCCTTGTGTGATACCAAATCTTTTAAATTATGAAGTACCCAACAGTAAGATTTGTGTTTGACCGGAAACACACAGCAAGCAAGACAACAAAAGGAACCGTTCAGATAGAAATATTATTTGAACGGAAAAGGAAATGGATTAGTACAGGCGTTAGGCTATATTCCGACCAATGGAGTGAAAAAAACAAAGTCAAGAATACAGTTCAGTCCATAGATCTGAACGAAAGACTCGATGCACAGATACAGAATATAAACGAATTTATCAACTCCCTTATAAAGAATAAGGAGCCCTTTAACTTTGAAAAGCTGGAGCATTTCCTAAAGTATTCACAGCAGAAAGAGAGTTTTCTTGACTTCATAAAGCGCCGGGTAAGCGAAAGAACAGATTTAAGAAAGGGGACTTTAAACACCCATGCTACATTAATAAACTCTCTGGAAGAATTTGGTAGAATCGTTTATTTTTCCGACATAACAACGGCCAACATAATGTATTATGATGATTTCCTACATAAGAAATACAATAAACAGACCACCGTTCATGGCTATCACAAACGCTTGAAAAGATATATAAACGAAGCTATTAAATATGAGTTGTTAAAAGACAACCCATATAATAGACTCAAATTTGACCGTGGGAAAAGCGAAGGAATAAAATACCTTACCATGGACCAAATAAAGCAAATACAGAACTTAGAAATAACATCAGAAAGCATTAGTAAGGTTAGGGACTTATTTGTCTTCCAATGCTTCACCGGTCTGTCTTATGCAGATTTATCCAAATTCGATTTCTGCGGAGTAATCAAGAAAGGAAGCAAATTTTTTATTAGAGATATTAGAATAAAAACAGAAGAAGAATACTTTCTTATGCTCCTAAAGCCCGCAATGGAAATATTGAGAAAATACGACTTCAAGCTACCGATAATAAGCAATTACCAATATAATTTAAGGTTGAAAGTCGTTCAGGAAATTGCAAGAATAAAGCAAAGCCTTCATTCCCACATGGCAAGACACAGTTTTGCGGTAATGGCTCTGAATATGGGCGTATCAATCGAAAACCTTGCCAAAATGATGGGACATACAGATATAAAGACAACCCAGATATACGCGAAGGTGTTGAATAAGTCCGTGCAGGAAGAATTTGAAAAGATGGACAGCAAGTTATAATCCAAACAACCCAGTGGGTTAAATTCAACCCAAAACAAGCGCAACAACCCACTGGGTTATAAAATCATTCTCGCCCTTCAATAAATTCTTTTAATCTGTACAGCCTGTCAATTGACGGGTTATAAAACGGGTCGGGGAAATGCTGGTTTATATCGTGTATATTCGCCTGTACGTATTTCTTGACATCCAATATATTCTCCGACTCGCTCAACTCTATTTGAGCAGGTAATTGAGCCGTTAAAGCCCAATGAACAATAGCCTTTACATTATCTTCGTCGTATGCGTATTTACTTTCTTGTGCCATTCTATCTTATATCCTCTGAGTAAACCTCTTCTCCGGTTTCATTACACACGATTGAGACGATTCCTCCCTTATAATTCCCGAAATATGATTCATTGGTACCATTATAGGCTTCTATATAATTTTTGCAGTACTCGAATGATTCGTTAAAACCCTTGTTATTAGAATCATTGGAGTCATTGAAATATACATCGTAAGTTTTCATAACCTTGTTTTTAATTGTTTGCAAAAATACCGTTTATCCTTCTTTAATTCATCTTATACAGCATGTTTTAAAGCATATTATTTAAACCCGTTGAAATATCCCATTATTTTATCTGATAATTCACGCAGCCCGCAGCATATATACGTTTCAGTCATCGTTACACTGGAATGCCCTAACATCCGGCTGATAGAATACAAGTCCGCACCTCTTAAATATAAGTTGGTTGCGCAAGACTTCCGGGCGGAATGCGAGGAAATAAATTCCCACTTTTCACCGGTTATATATTCGCCCGCCTGGTACAGCTTTATACGCTTGCTTATCCCACATCGCCGGCATATGCTTCTTATCGTGTCATTAAAGGTCACATCCGAAACCTTTCGTTCATTGATGCCGTATTCCCGGTTTTCTTTCAATATCCGGAGCACAGCAGGAGCCGCCGGTATCTCCGCTTTAATCTTGGTTTTCCGTGAAACATATATCAGCCTTCCGTCTACTATGTTGTCCTCTGTAAATTCTATATAATCCGAATGTCTGGCGCCTGTAAGGCAACCGAGCAAAAAGCAATTTTTTACAGCGCGCTCCGTTTCATTAATAGGATTATACGCCAATAACGTTTTTATCTCGTCATCCGTTAGCCACGTACTTTGCGTAGCGTCCTTTTTTAAGGTCAATATAGCCTCAAAACCTTTTGGAAAAGAATACATATCGCTGTACAGGTTAAGAATTGATTTAAGCATAGCGCAATAGGTTTTAGCGCTATTGGTGGCCACCCTTTCATTAAGAGCCTGAACAAAGTTGTACAACCTCGGTTTTGTTATGCTGTCGAATGTACATTCCACTTCGTTAACCTCTTCATACACCCGCAACACCTTTCCGTATTGCGGGTATTTCTTCAAAAACACTTCCTTTAAAGTCTCCATATTATTCACCTGATTTATTATCTTTTGTTTTTCCTATCGCCATGGCAATTCCTATTAAAACAGATGTAATAACCAGCGCCGGGCTGATGTTCCATAATATTACTACCAGAACAATTGCCCAAAGAATAAAACCTAAATACATATTATTTTCTCCTTTAAATTATTCGTTTATTAAATCCGCCAACTATTTATACCTCCTACCTTAATTCTGCTTTAATCTTTAACAGCAACCAGCTTTCCGCCTTCCGTCATAACAAACCGTATTACTGATTCTCTTCCCAACAAATAAGAGTCCCCAAAGAGCGTATATCCTGCAAAACTATCGTATTTTAGAGAACCTTTACCGACGGTTTTAGATTGTCCGTCATGATACACTATATCACCTTGCTTTATTTGTGATATATGAACCTTTTCAGCGGCAAATAAATGCTTTTCCTTATTAATATGCAACGCCAACACTCCCATATCCTTAAAATTTATCTGATTCATCGTTTATAAATTCCTTGATTCTCTCTATATCGGTGCCGCTGACAAACAACACGGCACCGAATAACAATAACATAATACCTAACATACATTTATACGAACTGGTCTAACTCTTTTTCAAGCTCCGCCCGGTCGATTCCCGGGAACAGTTCTAAAACCAGATTCAAGGCCCCGCAATAGTCGCACCCGTATTCCTCTGTATCCATCAACCGCAACACCATTATACACGGAATACTTTTGACACTATCAAATTCCGGATTATATATTTTTGTATTAAGCAATTCGCGTTCATTTATAACAATATCGTTAGCCTTCATATTATATCCTCCTATATAATTATATAATACTTCTTAACCGTCCGTTTTCGCCTATATGCGTGTTAAGCATCTCCGCCTCTTTTGCGGCTTCTTCTTTAGTCGGATAGCATTCTATTATACAGTTGTCCAAACTATCTAATACGCCATAATATCCAGGTGTTAACGGCTTATCCTTTACGGTGTAACGCTTTCCTTTTACTTTCTTCTCGTAAAATTCCACACCCTCCGCAAGCGGGGTGTAATGTGATGAGGCGCTAAGCGTGCCCGATTCTATCTTGTCGTTAAACTCAATTATACCGGGTAAATCTTTTTTTAAGCTGCTTTTCACGCTCACACCGTCATAGGTTACGCGAAACTTACGTTCTCCATCCGTATATACATTGAAAACATCGCCCGGCTGTATATCTGCACGTACTTTCGCGCTGGTTATGATTCCCGCGCCTTCAATATCGTAATAGCGCACGCCGTTAAAGTTGTCCGTCTCAATTAAATGGATATTTTCAAATGGTCCCGTTTCCTCCGCAAGTTCCGGGATATATATTTCTTCAGGAAGCGCCGGCAATTCTGTAGGCGTTATCAACTCTTTCACCTTGTCCGCTTGCTTCTTGCTGAATATCCAGCCGGCACGCTTTTCTCCGTTATAATTTAAAGAAGGGTTAAAGCGTCCGCCTAGTTCCTTTAACTGGTCTTTGATAGCCTTCGTCTCGCCAAACACAGCGACCGCCTTTTCTGAATAGTCCACGATTTCCAGACCTTCAACCGTCACGGCTTCCACTTCTTTGACTTCCTCAGCCTTTTCAGCCTTAACGCTGCTTTTCTTTGCTTTCGGTTCTACAACCTTATATTCATCACTCACTTTTATCTTTAAATAAAAATTAGTGTCGTAATAATCCTGCATACAGTCGCTATCATCGTAACGGAAAGAACTTGCGTAAGTCGTAACAGCATCCAACACTTTGAACATTTCCGGCGTTAACTCATCTTCCCATCCCTTTACGGTGTTCATCGTGGACATATAGCCACGTTCTGCACTTCTTGAACCTTCAACGAAAGGAATGCAAGTGCCTTCTTTCAGCTCAACATACATTGAACCCGTGTACATACTCCATTCAGAACGTACAGAGAATTTAAAGTCCGGGAAATTCTTCTTTGCAAAAGCCCTGACCTTTGCGGCGATTTTCTTTGTACTTAAATTACTGTCATAGTTCGAACCAGCCCAACCGTTTGCGGTGTAGAAATTCATTGCTTTCATAATGTTATAGTTTAAATTGTTAATGATTCAACATTATAGCGCGTACACGTAAACCAATACAACACGATACCAGAAGCCTAACACAATAAGACTAAAACGTATTTGTATCAAGTATGTAAATAAATGGAAGAATATTTGCAGGTGAGAAATTAAAGAAGTACTTTTGCCTCCGCTTTGGGGGGGTACTTCTTTAAGTATTCCCAACCTACGAGGGTCTTAACATTGCCGTGTTAAGGCTCTCTTTTTTATTCCAACACTTAATAACACGCCTGTAAGAACAAGAACCTTATATCTATCTCTTTCTTACATTACAAAGATACGAATTATTTAGTAAACAGCAAAGAATATTGCAAAATATTTTCATAAAATAATCATATTATAAAACATACAACAAATACAACATAATACACTATATATCAAACACTTACAACATAAAACACAGTCATAAGAATATGTAAATATATAATACCATAGCAAGCATAACAAACACTTTAAAAATAATAGAAACAATCTATATTAACAATAAAACATATAGATAATATAAATATATGCAGGTTCTTGACGGAGTGTCTGACGTAATAGATTTAATCTATATTACAAGATGTATATATAGACAACGTGAATAAGCATAGGACGCTAACGAAGTACAACGATTAATAGATATTATCTATAATACATACATGTGATATTGATTTTATTTATTTACCGGATTGGGTGTCTTTGGCTGCGCCGTGATAGCCTTTACTTTATGTCCAGGACTGACGAGCAACAACAATGTAAACAAACACAAACTTTATATTATATGTATAATGTAAACCACAAACCGCTATTATACAACAAAATACATTGCAAACACCCTGCAAAGAACCACCCCCCCCTTTATTTTTTTGTAAGGAAATCGGCGTAGTCACCTCGCCTAAAAATTTTTTATTTTCTCCATTTTCTACCAATTTGTAATGATATTTTACAACAAGTCAACCATTGTATTTTTACATTTTTGCACTATATGGATGATTATTGGGTAATTTTCTATGTTTTAACGCATATTAATTAGAAAATTTACTTGTTTTATAATCAGATAGTTGTATATTTGCATAATGAAGATAAAGAACATAGATATATGTATTTAGCCTTTACAGATAAAAGAAAAAAGGTTATTTTCATAAAATGCGCCTATAGGAGCATGCGTTATGTTCTTTTAAACACAAAATGAGCGACTTACAATGAATAGAAGGGAATTAAAGGATTATGTGCTCGGTCTGCTGTCGCAACATTGCGACGAATATGCCTCTACATTCAGGGATATATCTTTGGTTACAAGCAATCCGGAACGTACAGACAGATACGGCAGGCGTCTTGAAGGATTGTTCCGGGAGGGGTATGGTGTTGTAACGAAAGACATTGCCGATTACCGTGTTCCGTTGTATGTTTTTACGGGAAAGATATACGAGTACATGGACTACAATGTGCTCTATGATGCCGTAGACAGGTGGCTTGAGAAAATGGGTGTTGCCGCCCGTGACCGAACTAATAAGATTATGTATTCTTACATGAACCGGATAATCAATGTCATTAGAGACCATGAGCTGCAACCCGACCTTAGCATTATGTGCTTTACTAATTGCGTGGTTGACATGAATACTTTAAAGACTTACCCACACTCTCCGAAGTTTGACTGCGTAAAGATGTATCCGTTTAAGTATGACCGCAAGGAGATTTTTAATTGTCCTACCTGGAGAAGCTTTCTTGGAGAAAGCTGGATACCTACGGAAGAGCTGGATGGCGTATTGCCGGAAAAGCACAAGCGCAGGATATTGCAGATGTTCCTCGGTGCTTGCCTTGTCAATAGGAAAAATATAAGCTTTGAATATTTCCTTATATTGCAAGGTACTGGTGCGAACGGTAAAAGTGTTATTTACCGGGTTCTAAAGGATATGTTTGGAGAGGATGAAATACTAAACATAAAGATGAGCCAGTTTGCAAGAGGTGGGGATGAGCAGCTGCGTGCCGCCTACTCGATGTCAAGGAAAAGGCTTATGTACTGCACGGAAAGCAACCGGGGTGATTTCAAGGACATGAGCATCATCAAGGCAATATCCAGTGGAGAGCCGATTGCCTGTCGGGGAATAGGTGGGAATATCACAATGATGCAGAGACCTCCTATTATGCTGTGCAACTCCAACTACCGTTGGCAGCCGAAAGATTTTCTGAACCGTGACGACCCTGACGACGAGAGTATGCAGCGCCGCGCCCTGGTGCTGAACTTTGACAAGACAATACCGGTGGAAAAGAGAGACACCATGCTCGCAGAAAGAATGAAAGCGGAACATGCCGGTATAATGGCTTGGATTGTGAAAGGGCTGTGCGAACTTAAAAAGAACAATTGGCGGATGCCTGAGAACTTGGGCGGGAAGATTGATTTGAAACTGGAACGGATACGGTCGAGCGCTACAGGAAAGGATGGGAAACTCGTGGACGGGAGTATTTCGGAATATTTCAAATACAAAGAGTGCCAACCGGAAGAATTTGAAGGGAGCGGTTCCATAGAGCTGACATCCTCGGATATATACAAGAACTATGAACGGTTTTGTAAAAAGAACGGGGTCATCCCGGTGTCTCAAAGGAAGTTGGGGATTGACATGCTTTCGCTCGGATACGTACGGGAAAAACGTGCAGATAAGGGATACAGCAATGTCTATACGCTGTGGTGTGGCAACGAGGATATTGTGAATAACTTTATGAGACACGTGCCCAATATTGCGGAAGAGGCGAAGACCAATCTGTTTGAAGGTTGGGAATATTCGGACGAAGATTTCCTGAATGAGGATTAAATATGAAGAATGATACGATACTACATATCACAAAAAAAGAGATTGAAAGAGGTTGTATTCCGCCTGACTGCGATTTTGCAAAGGAAATAGGTTTTACTTCGGACAAGTTTTCAGGCTATTTATGGAAACGTGGCAATGCCATATTAGTTTCTTTAATAATAAGCCGGGAAGAAAGAAGAGGCAACTTTTTACATCTGCTCAATGCCTTAAAGGAAAAGGGATGTGACATTGTCGTCCCCAATCCGAGCAGCCGTATGGCGTTGATATGTGACAGGTTCGGCATGGAACTCATACAACACAAAGGGGAAGAATATATGTTTTACAACAACAAAATAAAAAAATAAGGATTATGGATTTCGGAAAGACACAAATCGGGAACATGACTTTTGTCAAGTACAAGAAAGGCGGTTTGCCTTTTATTAAGGTATCAACCGTAAGCGGGGACTTCTCTGTTGAATATGGGGCAGGAAGTGTGATGTTTATGATGCTGAATAATACTCCATTGGAAGACAAGGTAGATAACCTGCCAATGCTTATAGTGCGTAATGCCCAATATGTTGCCAATTGCATTGATGTGGAGTTACAGGTGGATGTATTAAAGGCAATAGGGAGTGCCCTTGACCGTGCGGATGCTAAACCTATATCTGACGAAGAAGACGCTAAGATTATTGAGGAGGAAAGGCAGATGTATGAGATGAAAAAGGAAATGGAGGATAATCATGAATGAGCCAATACTAATAACTCTTAAAAATGGGGGAAAATTGAAAGCGATAGAGGATGCGTTATGTGACAAGAACGGATACAATGTTAGATATTTAGGAGAAAACGGAAAATATTACTATCCCTCCGATATAGCTTCAGTACTACCGTTAGATAAAGGTAAGCAGATAAATGAAAGAGACTTTTGCTATCAGATAAGAAAAGACAAAGAGGAGCTGGAAAGGAAAATAGAATCAATGCTTTTGTCCTTCTCATATCAGTATGGCGGAATTCATATAGATTCTTCCATCAAGGAGTATGAAACAGTCGATGCGGAGACAGGTAAAAAATCCCCGATGTTTGCAGTTTCTTTGGGAATAAGAATTTAGCTATGGGAAATGAGTTCGGGAAGAACATATTTTATCGCAAAATGCGGCAGTAAATACTTACACGAATTGGTATAACAGAAATACACTTCTTAAGCCGGGTATCACTTCCCGGCTTTCTTTTTAGCGGCAAGATACAAGGAGCAATTATTGCATGAAAGTGGCAGATAGAAATGCACTGTGGTGTCCTCTTCCTTTATTTCGTCCTTTTTGATTTGCGTAATGTCTGCTATCATTTTGGTGAGGTCTATCCATTCCTTGCATCCCTCTTTCCCGTCATATTTCTTGCGGGCAGCGATAAGTTTACGAAGCTGGTTTTCTTTTGATAGCTCGGAAGCAATATCTTCCTCACTAATACCATCTACCAATATATCATCCTCTTTCTCGCTCTCTTTTTGCCTGCGTTTAATCTTTCTGCTTGCAGAGGTCAAATAGTCCATGAAGTCTTTATCGTCGGACAAAAGGATATTCATGTTCTTCTTGTTTATCTCCAGGTTATATACCGGATTGTAAAGACCGGAAATAAGATAGGCGTCCTTGTCTTTCCATCCTAACGCTAAAAGGTCGGCAAAAGCCTTCTCTTTTATACTGATTCCCGCTTTTCTGCATTCAGAACCCAATCCTTTACTGAATGTTATTTTTTCTTCCTTCCCTCTCAACATATTATATGATTTTTAATTATACAAACACAAAATAGCAGCAGCATCTTATATGCCACTGATTCTGATAGTCGGATATGGGATGATAGCCAACCATGCTGTCGCAATAAGAGCATGGGTAACTGCTCCCACGGTACGAATAAAAGCCCGTATATCCTTTATCCTTATGTTCAAGCCCCCAAAACAACATCCATGCAGAACCTACGGCGAAGCGGGTAAGGGTATTTAACGAGTTGTAAGCGGAATTAGACTTCCCTACCCCATAACTCACACCATCTGTTTTAATACGTGTGGCAGCAGCCCCGCCATTATAAACCGCCCGCTTAAAATAAGGATTGGTATAAGGTGAATTAAGATAAGACTTTACACTACCCTTTATTTTATCTTTCCCGATTCCGGCTATCAGACCGGCTGCAATGGCAGCTTCCACTTCATACAGAAATCGGTTGCAATAAATGCTGATACGCTCTGATAATGTCTTCCCGTGGTCTTCCCTGTTTATAAAATCTACAATTGCATCTCTTTCCTCCTTTCTGTCATATACAGAAAGAGTTTCCGTGTAATCGTAAATTAACTCACGCAACTTACGGAGTACTTCGCTTACGTCCCGCTTTAAGTTCTCATTTGCAGAGAACCGGAACATTGCAGGCTGAATATCATACTTGAATGATATATCTATAATCTCTTTTGCCGCTTGTACAAGAAGCTCCTCCAAATGACTTTGCATAGATATTTCAGCCTGCAAACGTAATTTTATGAAATCCTTGGCATCCTGTATCTGTTTTTTTGTAGGTTGCTTCATAGCTTGTCGTCTCCTGCCGGATTATGTTCAACTTCATTATCTGTGGCGGATACCTGCTGGGATTTCAATTTATAAAGAATATCAGCCTGCTGTTCTTCTTTCTTTTCTTTCATAATCCTATCCCAGTCACGAGGATTGCTATACATCTGAATTTGCTCATTTGCAGTCTGTCGGGACAAGAACCCGTTTTGAACAGCAACTGCAAGATTTTGTAGAAGTTCAGATTCATTCAGATGTATATACGGCTTTATCCAAGCATATACATTCAAATTTTGCAAGTCGATAAGATTTTCGGTTTCCACCCCATAGCCATAAGTGAATATCTTTACCATATCGTCAATGAGATGGTTATATTCTTGGGCATCCTTCATGGCATTTTCAAAAGCAGGAGAATAAAGCAGCTTTATGGCTACACCTGGAAGGTCTCCGCTTCTTACTTCCGGTGGAATTACCGCAAAAGACTGCTCATAGATTAACTTGTATAAAGTATCAAGCTGCTTGGTAAAGGCAGTGGAAACATCTTGCTTGTTAAGATAACCGGCTTCATCATCCGGTCCCATTGATATACACTTTATAGTGCCATCAATCCCTCCCTCTATATTAATACTATCTCCCTCTCCTTTGAAATACATAATCGGGAAGGCGTAAGCTGTATTGTTTTGTGACAATTGCGAAAAAGCAAGTTCATATTGCTCTATGCTGTCTTGTGAAGGAGACCAACAAGCGCCGGCTTCATTTCTGTGATAAGCCACAGGGATAAATGTAAAGCCATGTTCCTGAGAAGATATGAGTTCGTATCCGCTTAATCCAAACAAGTTCTTTATCACTTGCTTTATTTTGTTGTACGCCCCTTTCCCTTTTCTAAAGCGACGGAGATATTTCTCATCCCAAACTTCAAGCCAGTCTGTAACTGTATTTCCATTATTGTCAAAATCGGAATAGGAACGGGCAAACAATGTAAGCTCCCCTGTAACATTATCGAAATGGGGATATAACGTATCTCCTTTCTCAAAAGAAAGGACTTTCCAATAGAAAATTCCTTTTCGGAGATAACCTACAAATGCTGTGTCCCCCGTTATCTTTACGGATTTTGCCGCTTCATACCATGCTATCTCCATGTCCTTTACAGCCCATCCGGTTCGAAACTTAAAAAATGTATCCTTTACTTTTTCATTTTCGGTATCCCCTTCCAACTCAAATTGAATGTCGTTTCCACAAAGATGAACCAGGTGTTTGATTGTTATAATCCTCTGAAACGCAAAAGCACATCTGATAACGGACTCTCTAAACCACTCTTTTGTTTCAGGGTCTTGTCTTAATCTGTCCGGATATACCAATGGGTCATTTATAGCATGTCCGGACGGCTCAAATTCCCTCAAAAAATCCATTTGAGTTATTATCTGATATGTTGGATTGTCTAAAGGCTCATTAACGGACAAGCTGCCAGATATAACCCCTACTGCTTGTTTGTATCCATTTGGCAATATTCTCCGAAACGGACGGCGTACCATAATCTGTCGTGTACTTATATTCTCCATAATCCTTTTGGTTTAGTGTGTTGTTTTCTTATATCAAAAATCTGTCTGTAAATCATAGCCTCTATAAAGTCGGGAGAATGGCCGACGTACTTTTTCATCACTTCCTTTTTAATTAAAGAGAAGCCTTTATCTGTGTCTGCATCCCGGATGGCTTTGCGTTCTTTCATCAGGATATTATAAAGTGTCATATCTGAATATCCGTTTCCTGAAAACTTACGCGACAACAAATCGGGGTTAATCGAAATTTCATCATTCTTAATCTTCTTAACGAGAATATCAGCGCATTGTGATTTCAGGGAAGAATAGATATATTTTATAGATTGTTCGTCAGCTTTTGTCGTTGGGATAGGAGCTGCCATATTGTTGAACTTGACAGCATCTGGGAATTTGCCCTTAAAATCCTGTCCAGGCCCATTCAAGTCAAAAACAAAGTCCTTCTCCAGGACTCCCCATTCACGCAACTTATATGCAACGCACTCTTCCGTCCGCTTGGAATTATCCCGGCTTACATATACGTCCTCGATATGGTTCCCAATCCAAAACCATAGAACAAGATTGTCTCCGCCTTCATACGCAATATCACATGATACCCTTCGCTTACCGTCCCCATATTGAGAAGGATTTTTAAAGAAGCGTTCCATGTGCTCTATCTTAAGAATGTCGTCGCCGGAGGCTTTGAAGTTCCAGTTACCTTCGAGGTCGCGGGCACGCTGTTCTTCTCCCTGTTGGGCAAGGTTGGCGACATAATTAGGGTCGGACGTAATCAGAGCAACGTTTTCTTCCAGCTTCCCTTTGATGAACGTGGCGGATTTGACAAACATGGTCAGCTTGTTGAATCCGTATTTCTCATACTCATCTTTCCATAAAGAATCAATTAATGACTTGCATTGCCTGTAAACCTCCTCTGGCGTATCTCCCCAATATACATTGTTTATTTCATCCCCATCCATGAAGCAATAACGTATTATTCCATCCCTTTCCTCTATCGGGAGTCCATTTTCTCCAATCCACCAGTCTATGTACTTACGTACCCATGAATCTGGGTCGGGATTACATGTACCGTAAAAACGATTTCGTATTCCGTAAGCATTCCGATTATCAGTGATAAGGTATTTGAATTTTTCGTAGGATATGTGAGTTATCTCATCTATACCTATATAATTGTATTCCTTTCCCTGAAACCGGATTTGAAAATCTTTAAACGAATCGGCGAAATACGAGAACTTCAATTTTCCTCCACAATCAAAATTCCAGGTCATGTCATTTTGGGATTTGTTGTATTTCCCGAATTGGGAAAACAGCTTATATGATTTCTCAATTACGCCCGACAGGTCTTCTTTCTCATTTCGCAGAATAATGGAGTTGTTGTTCTTGTTCTGTATATCTTTCAGCACCTCCATAAGCAATGCCCACGATTTTCCTCCGCCACGGTTCCCGCCAAAAATGGTAATGTCCGCATTGGTTGCCAAGAACTTTTCCTGGCAACCCCTCTGCGCGATTATATTAAGTGAAGTTTCCTGTTCGCGCAATTTTTCCACTTGTGCGTAAGTAAGCACACTATTCCCACCCTTCGTATATACAATCTTGTCGTGTTCCATAAAAAAAATAAGCCGGCGTATGCAGTATAAATCCGCACACTCCGGCTTGAATCACAGCTCTATGAGTTATATATAATGCAAATATACGATTTATTATAAATTTTCTAATATTTCTCATATAAAAATACACATAAAACATTGTATTTTAGAAAATATACTATATATTTGCAATACTAAATCATGTGATATGATAAAGATAGACGCTAAGCTGGATGAAAAACAGACCAGCGAAAAAGGAAATTTTGTAACATGTCCGGTGTGCGGGCAAAAGTTGACCGATGTGAAAATAATACACGGTAGCGTATTGTTTAGGACTGTATGCCGAAGATGTCGTAATTTTATCAGCGTCAGAATAGAAGAATAGCAATTTTACATATGCAAGCCTAAGAGCTTATTAGTGCACAAAGCACTGATAGGCTCTTTTTTTTTATAACACAAACTAAATAAACACGATGGAGAAAGAACAAATCTTATCCGAACTGACGACCAGATTAGGACAAACCAGTCTTTCGTCACAGACATTAATGAAGTACATAGAATTGAATCCGGTAGCAGAAGGGGTGGAGCCTGATGACGCTTATTATAGCAAGGCGACATCTTTTCTTCAAGGAATGCAAGGGCAGTACAACCATGATGTCGCAACCCAAGTTGAGAGTTTTAAGAAAAACTACAAACCTCAACAGAGTTCTCCTGACTCAAGAGAAGGAGCAGGAGATAACGTCCTTGCCGACAAGCTAAAGGAAATGGAAAATGAGATTTTGCTTTTGAAGGAAGAGAGAGAGGCGGAGAAAAACGCCGCGTCAATCCATGACTTAAAAATCCAGTCTATGGACTTGTTGAAATCTCAAATTGAAAACGGGGGCAAAAATATCTGTAACGATGAAATCCTGAATATCGCCATATCTGACGTGAAAATTACCAAAGATATGGAAGTGGAAGAAATTGTCAGTTGCGCCAAACGCAATTATGAAAAAAGATACAAGGCAATTTTCGGGAATGGCGCTTCCCCAAGTATCAACCAATATGCAGAAACCGGAGAAGAACAGGCAAAAAGCCGCCGTGAAGCATTCAAAGACCGGCTAAGAGCGCAAGGAAAACTTCCTCGAAAACAATAAACACATTAAAACAGACAAAGAATGAGACAATTAGGAACTTTCAACACTATCAGTCAATCCCAGTCGGGATTTGGCGGAAATTTTCCTGTTTGGTCAAGAGTAAGAGAATTATATCAGGGTGGTGGTATGATTGATGTCGCCGGAATGGGATTAAAGCCTGGTGATATTATACATGCCGGCACAATGGTAAAATTCAATGGAGCAGGCAAACAGGTAGAGGTAATTACAGCAGATGGAGTGACTGGTGTAAAGGCAGTAGTGACGCTTACTATCACTAAAAAGGCATCCGGAAACGGGGATTTGTCTATTGTGTTAGGCGAAAAAAGCTATTCGGTTGCCGTAACAAGCGCATCAGAAAGTACCCCAGAACTGGTAGCTACCAAAATCGAAGGAGCAAAATCTTCTTTTGCAGAATGGGATGTAAAACGTAGTGGGGCTACTGTGACTTTCACACAAAAAACCGCTGCGCAACTTTACGCATACATGTTTATTCCAGGAAATACCGGAGTAACGGGAGATATTGAGGAAACCGTCAAAGGAGCTCCCGCCGGCGGAAAGCTAACCGATGTCAACGGTCTTGTATTTGAAGACGTATGTATCCCCGAAGGCTGTATCCTTGCAACATGCGCTGTTGTGCGCGCAGGCAGAATTTACGCAGACAGGGTGTTCGGTGGCGGCATTCCCAAATCGGTAGAAGCACAGCTGCCTATGATTGAATTTGTGCGTGAATCTGACGAATAAAGAAAGGAGAATAATATGTACACAAGAAACAAAGAATTTTACGACATTGTAGGAAAAGGTCTTGCAGCATTGGGATATACAGGGAATAAACCGCTGGAAGCATGGATTAATGACATGTTTGCCGAAAAATACAATGCGGAACAAACGTTCTCCCAAATGGGGTTCCCGTTAAATCCTAATATTCCTCTGAATCCCACATATGAGCAGATAGAAGCAACAGTCCGTGCATACACGCTGGCTACCTATGTGGATATTGACAGTGATGGCGCAACCAAATCTACAGACGGAATGTCCCTGCAAATGGGTGGATTGCCAACCTTCAAGCATGAGATTGTACTGAGCCGCAAAATCCTAAGAGAAAAAATGATGCTGATGGATGCCATCGGCAGTACCACTCCGGAAATTGAGTCTACAATAATGGAGCTTCTGTTTAATGGAGTGGACAGCTTACTTGGTGGTAACTACAATACATTCCTATACCAACGAAATCAAGTTGTATCCAACAAAGGTAAGCTAATCATTGACGCAGCTAACAACCCGCTTGGCATTGCATTGACTATAGATTTCGGTGTGCCTAAAAAGAATATCAAGGATTCTATCTGGTATAAGAAGCCGGAAAGCGAAGCGGTGCAGAAAGAAACTTTGGGTACTACAATAGACCCGATAAAAGTCATGAGGCAGGTAAGACGCGATTCCCAAGAAAAGGATTTTGCCCCTGCTGGTCACTGGGAATGCTCCAAGACGACCTTTGAGGATTTGATTAACCTTCCGTATTTCCGCCAAATGTACACAGTTGCGACACGCCCGGATATTTCTGATAAAGGCATGCAGTTGGCATTTGCTAATCTTGTCCCCGATGAAACAATCAAAACTTTCATTGAAACGCGTATCGGTGCTGAAATCAGAATTGTCGATTCAATATCCGTAGTGGAGAAATATGACAAATCTTCCAAAGCTATACAATACAAGAATTTGCAAAGCTTTGAAGAGGGAGTATTGGCATATGTTCCAAATGAAGACCTGGGTGATGTACAATGTGGACGTCCTATTTTCATGGAAACACCGGGTGCCCGTACGGCATTGTATGACGGCGGCCGCACTCTGATACGTCAGGTATTCAATGATGAAACCATGACGCAGGTAATCAAATCAGAAGTGACCGGATTGGTTGTTCCTAATAAGGTTCGCTGGTTCTACTACTTGAACATTAAAGGTAAATAACCATGAAGGATTCTCAAAATACAAATACTGGCACTACCATAGAGGAATATCTCCGTGGTTGTGTCGGTTTTGAAGTTACGGACAGTGCTATTTCCACCATACTGATTGACAGGGGAATTGCACCGGGGACGGATGTCAGCACGTTGGAAAAACGCCAGAAAGACTTGTGCCGGGCAGACCTTTATATGTGGTGCGCAAGTACACCGAGCGTAACTGGAAGCGTAGAGGATGCCAATGGTGTATGGAAGCACAAGGAGGGTGGTACACAAAGCTCTGCCTATGACAAACGTAACCTTCGGCAAATGGCAAATGACATATACGCATTGTATGGAGAGAACGTCCGTAAATCATCTGTCAGAATTGTCAACTTGGGTATGAACATGAATAAAAGGTATCCGCTATGAAAGTAAATAATCCACGTTTTCCGCATACATGCAAAGTGTATCGTATTTCCGGAGAAACATCTTTTGACGAAGGAAACGAGACCGTATTGTATGTAGGGAAATGCAACAAGTACGGAAGCACAAGCCTTAGGACATTTACAAAAAGTAATGTCATAAAGAGTGATTATGCAATAGACATTCCTGGACTTGTGAAGGGTATCATTGCGGGAGACCTTGTGGATGTTACCGATTACGGAGAAAGTTTTGAATCATGTGTAGTAACGGATTGTTACCCTACGGAAATGGGAACAACGCTGTATTTCAATCTGGCTAAGAATTAGGGAAATGGGAGATAATGCTAAAGTCTTGGAAGAAGGCAAAAAAAAGATGAGAAATATCATTGATGAATATTTGCTGGATAGAATAACAGAAATCGGAATCAGACTTCTGCAAGACGGAGTAGTATCAGCCAAGTACCATAATGTAACCGGAAATACTCTAACTTCATTAGCTGTTGGAATTTATTATAGAGGTAAATTATCTCGTATAATTACCGCCGTTGTGACACAAGGATTAAAAAATCCTACCCGCCCCAAGCTTAGCAGAGGAGACGGTATTGGCGTGATAATGGTCCAAAGTTATGAAAGTGGTAAGTTTATTCCCATAAAAAAATACAACTTGATTGGCACCAACGGGGAGTACGGTTTAACCACTTCTGTAAATTTCCTCAAAGCATATAAAACTCCAAATGATGGCATAGGATTAGTGATGTGTACAGGTACGGAATATTCTAACTACTTGGAGTCAAAGAAGGGGTTAAATGTACTGTCAGATACATTTGATTACGCGGAAAGCATTGCTAAAATGACCTTTAAACCAATGAAATGATATGGGGTACGAACAGGATTTTAAATACAAAGACGCGCTTAAATCATTGTTTGACGCAGCAAAGACGGTAAGTGAGAATGTGTTCACAAATGACCGTCCCGCTGCTGTGCCTAAGCAAATGGATAATTTCATTGTGGTGTCATTGCCCGGCTTGTTGTCTTCCATGACCTATGGCAGCGGATTTGGAAATATCCGTACCTATTGCACCATTGAAGTGTATGTCAGACAGAAAAAGGGAAGTGCGGAAGACTTGGAACAAATGGACACTATTGTAGGAGATATTCTTTCCCTATTCCCTATCAGCGACAATTTCATAAGTGCCTCAAACCCCAAATTGACCTTGAAAGGAAATGACGGATTAGGGTTCAGCGCAACATTGATAAGGACTGACCTTGTGATAAAATAAACATAAAATAAAACGATTAAAACTATTTATTATGGCAATGAAAACAAAGCAGGAATTGAAAGATGTATTTAGCGGTCTTTCATCCATTATGTTGGTAAAGGGTGGCATTGCAAATTTTGCCACGGTAACTCCGGATTTTGATTTGCCCGTTACCGTAGATACCCTTTCCTTGTCCCAAGCAGAACCGACATTAAACCGTACAAAGGTGCACGGTCTGCAAGCGGATTGGGCTGTCACCAGTACAGCAGGAGATATTACTTTCGCTGCTACCGTTCCAAGTGTAAGCAAGGAATTGGTAGAATATTTTCTTGGGAAAACCACTGAAATTGCGCAAGCGACTATCAACAACCAGCAATTCAAGGGATTCTCTGCTGTGCTAAACAGCAAGAAACTGAACGTAGGATTTGCGCTTATAAGTGACGACGGAGAAAAATGTCTGCTTGTAAAAAGAATGGCCGTTTACGCACGCCCCTTGTTTGAGAATGCGTCCACTACCCCATTCGCTTTTGCGCTTAGCGGAACTATTGAACTTGAAGATGGTGCTTCGTCCGGCTCCTCTTCCGAAGATAATATCGCTTTCTTGACAAAAAAAGCCGACTGACCGTAGCTCCAGCTTCCCTGTCTTTTACCAGCGCGGCAGATAATACAGGGAAAACCATTACCGCAACAACCAAGGAAAGCTCTGTCTCTGCTTCATCAACGGAAACATGGTGCAAAACCTCGGTTAGCGGGAAAGTGGTGACGGTCAAAGTCGACGAGAATAGCGGAGCAAAAAGGACTGCTACGGTCAGCGTATTCACCGCCAATGAGTTCAGTGCGGTGGAAGTTACCCAGGACGGTTCTTTGATTTAAAAATATGGCGGTGTGCGTTATTGCCGCCGCCTTCTCCTTTTTCACACATTACAATAACACAGCATGAACGATAAAACAATAAATCAACCTACCACAGCAGAGCAGAAAACGCTTGACGACGTGCTGGAGAACAGCATAGATTATATTACGATAAGAGGAAAAAAGTTCGGTATAAAATGGCTGCACCGTGGAACAATACGAAAATTAACCCATGTCTTACATTCCTGCAAAAGTGAGGATGAAGTTACTGCCAAATGTGCCTCTCTCATTATTCTGAATAATTGGTGGAAGATAAGACTTTTCCATTGGATATACTGGCGTATGCTATGGAAAAAATACACAGACACAGAGTTAACCGATATTGTTGTTATCGGTAAAAAAAAAGTGGAATTGCAGAAACTGGAATACTTGAATGCTACCATGTTCTTGACCGGAATGAGAGACACGATAATGACGATGACGAGAAAGGAAGCAGAACGTATCCTTCAAGAACTTCGGCAGGAGCAGCATTTGCAAACGGAGAAAAACACCCAGAGCTGACACGACCGTTAATTCTTCTTTGGGGAATGATTAATATCCCTAATTGGTATATGGACTGGGTATTGACATGCGCCCAATATGAACTTTTTATGTGCGATGCTCCGATTGTAGTGTATGACAAAGCAGACACAGAACAAAAAACGCACACAGCGAAAGAAATGGAAGATTTAAAAAGGAAGTGGGAAGAAAAGAGAAAAGAGCGGGAAATGAAAGGGCAAAGACTTTCCCTCAATGATTTTATAGTAAACGGTATTAACGCTATCCCCCAAGATACAAAACAAGAATAAATATGGCAGACCTCGGAAATTTGAATTTTGGCGTTCACTTGAAAGATTATACAGAACAAGAGTACGAAGCTATCAAGAAAAAACTTGTGAATATGCACGTCACGACCAGTGCAAAGGTTGGATTAAAAGTAGATATAAAGGAGATTGAAGACAAGGTAGAAGCCTTGCTGAAAAACAAGACCTACAAGGTAAAGCTGGATGTAGATAGCGAAAGTATTAAAAAACTCAAGGAAGCTTTTAAAGGACATGGCGTTGATGCAAGCGAACTAAGAGCCATGAGGGGAGTTTCGCAGATAATCCGTGCAGATGCTTACGTTAACTCACAAAAAGCCCTTGAACAGCTTAGGATTGCCCGAATGCAGGCTGCAAAGGCTTCCGATACGCACAATGCGGCAATGAAGAGGACAAACACTACAATGTCTTCTCAATCACGGATAGCCGGAGAACTGAAAAATCAAATCGCCAATGTGTATTCCATATACACTTTAGAGCGTTTTGTAAGGGGATTATATACCATTGGCGGAGAGTTTCAGAAACAACGCATTGCCCTTACCTCCATTCTTGGAGACAGTATGAAGGCGGAAACCATATTCAATCGCATTAAGGATTTGGCGGTTGTCTCTCCGTTTCAGTTCAAAGAACTGGCTTCATACACCAAACAATTGTCCGCATACAGCATTCCGTATGAAGAGCTTTACGATACGACCAAACGACTTGCCGACATTTCCGCAGGTGTGGGTGTCGATATGGGACGTATCATATTGGCGTACGGGCAGGTGCGCAGTGCAGCTTTTCTCCGTGGGCAGGAATTGAGGCAGTTTACCGAGGCTGGTATTCCGTTGGTGGACGAGTTGGCGAAACGGTTTACTAAGCTTACGGGAGTAGTGACATCTGCCGGAGATGTATTTGACAAAATCAGCCGGAAGGAAGTAAGCTTCGGGATGGTGAAGGATGTCCTCTGGGATTTGACCAACGAGGGAGGCAAGTTCTACAACATGCAGGAGGCTCTTGCGGAAAGCCTTGCAGGCAAGTGGAGCAACTTGCAGGACGCTTGGGATGTGATGATGGCTGACATTGCGGAAAGCAATAGCGGTGTACTTTCAGATAGTTTAGAGCTGCTTACTGAACTTATGAAGCACTGGAAAGCAATGGCGGCTATACTTGGAACGCTCGTGGGGGCTTATGGATTTTACAAAACTGCTGTAATAGCTGTAAATGCAGCTCATAAAGCTACAATTGCAATAAACACGCTTACCAATATAATCAATATGACTAGAGCGATGCAAGGACTAACTGCCGTAACAAAAGCTCAAGCAGTAGCGCAAGGTATATTAAATGCAGTTACAGCAGCTAATCCTTGGATGGTATTAATTACTGTCTTTGGTGGATTAGTGGGACTTTATTTAACCTTAAGAGAAAAGACTAAAAGTGCGGCAGATACAATACGAGAATTTAATGTTCAGGTTCAAGAGCAGAACGAAAAGATTTCGGAAGCAAAAAACAAGGCTAACAGCTATATATCCACAATGTTTGATACATCCAAAGCTGTGGATGCGAGACGAATGGCTTACGAAAAGCTTCAAGGGATATATCCTTCTATTTTTAAGAACATGTCTTATGAACAAGCTTTGCTAAAAGGGCAAATCGAGCTATTAAATATGTCTAATAGAGCAGCAAGAACTACTGCAAGAGAAACTGCAAGAATAAATTTAGAAAAAGCTTACCAAGGACTAATTGATGCAGAAAGAGGGGTTAAAGATGCAGAACTTTATTCGGTAGCAAGTGACGGGCATATCATGGACACTAAAATGCTGCGAGAAGCGAAAAATCAATTAGATATTGCCCGCTCCATCGTAAAAGAAGCGAAAGAAGATTTTACGACTATTCTGTCTGTCACTGACGATATAGATAAAAACATTAAATCAGCATGGTTTACTACAGCCAAAGAAATTGCTGGTGACATGAATAGTCTTATTCCCAAAGATGATGAAGCCTATGAAGAATATGCCAATCGTGTAAAGGAAGAAAGAGAAAATGCAGATAAAACGCTAAAAGGCTTTAAGAAAGGAAATCCTTATTCCGAAGAAACCGTTCGTAATGCCCAAAAGGTATTCGATGTCTCAAAAAAAATCATGGACACTCTTGGGGTATTAGGCAAATCATCCGGAGGCGAAAAAGACCCTATCGCCGAGCAATGGAAAGACCGTGCCGACCTCATAGACAAAGCCGTTTCCAGCTATGAGAAATGGAGAAAGATAGAAGGAGAAGAAGTCGCATCCCAAAGGGTGAAGGGCATTTCTGAATTTGCCCCTATCTTTGATAAGAACGGGGTCAATTTGGACTTAAAAGACCCAAGCAAGGCTTACAAATACATCCAAGGGCAGTTAGACCGGAGCAAAGAGAAGCAAGAAGATTTATACATTTCTCTTGGTGTCAAGATTGACAAGGCGGGAATTGACAGTGCGAAAAAAGAAGTTGATGATGCCTTAAAGGAGATAGAGAAGTACGTTTCCCAAACCGGAGAAAAGTGGGATTTATATAAGAAGCTATTCAATGCTTCCGGCAACAAATCTCTTTCCATGAACATCGCTTTCGGCGGAGAGGTCTCATTCAAAAGTGTAGTAGATGATTTGCGCAACCAACTTTCCAAAGCGCTTGAAAATACGGGAAGTAAATTCTCCGTTACAGATGTCCTTGCCATGAAAGAGGATGATATAAAGAAACAGTTTGGGGAAGGAGTAATTCTGAAACTATACCAATCAATCAACGAGGAAAGTAAGAAAATGCGTTCAGAAAGCCTTGAAAACCTTTTAGGCATGATTGAGGATTATAAAGATTATGCCCAAAGGATAAAGGATATTGAACGTAATCTTCAAAAGGACTTAGCTGATATTGAAAGCCAAAGAGGTCAATTAGGCGAAGAAGCGACCGACAAACTTATAGCACAAAGGAAAAAGAAAGCGAGCGAAGATGCTGCATCAACCAAATTTGAACAATTCAAGAGTTCGGAAGATTGGGCTAAAACCTTTGACGACCTTGACAGACTTTCTTCTGCAACTCTTAGCAGGCTAATCAAGAACCTGGAAGAGTTTAAAAATACGACCGGGCAAAGTCTAAAAGTCAACGAGTTTAAAGAGCTTGTCAATGTATTAAAAAAGCTACGTGACGAAAGTGAAAGCAGAAACCCTTTCAAGACATTATCAGACGGAATAAAAGAGTATGCGGAAGCCACTGAAAAACTGAAAAAGGCTCAAAAAGAACTTGGGTTTATCCAGGATGGAGGCAAAGTAACTACTGGTGTTTCTGAAACGAGCCATACGGAAACCAAGAAAACGGATGGCGGCTTATCTTATCAGGCTAAAGTCGTCGATAAATTAACTCCAAAATTAAAAACGTTGGCAGATGCGGAAAAAGAAGTAACAGATGCGCAGGATGAACAAAATGAGGCTTCCGATAAAGTTCAAGTAGGCTTTGGAGATATTGTCGACATGGCTAATCTTCTTATCGGCACTTTGGGAGATTTAGGGTCAGCATTTGATGCCTTAGGGAATGATAGTATGGGAGACACTCTAAGCGCTGTACAAGAAGTTGCGGGTGGATTATTGAATACAGCTCAAAGCGGAGCTACCCTTTTCGCTGGTATATCTTCCGGCAATCCGATGGCTATCATGCAAGGGGCTACGGGTGTAGTCAGCGGTATTACCGGAATAATAGGAAGCATAGCCAAAGCCCATGATAAGAAGCTGGATAAAGCAATCCAACGTTCGCAACTGGAAGTGAAAAAGCTTTCCAATGACTATAAGAACCTTCAATCTGTCATAGAACGGCAATTGGGTGCTGTTACCCAAAGCCAATCCAAAGAGATGATTGCAAATCTTCAAAAGCAACAAGAAGAGGTGCAAAAGCAAATGGAGGCGGAACAAGACAAGAAAGATTCGGATGCTTCTAAAATAGAGGACTACAAGCAGCAGTATATCGAGTTAGGCGAGCAAATCAAGTATTTCTATGAAGATTTGGCAAGCGAACAATTCGGTATAGACTTAAAGGGATGGTCAGACCAAATATCAGAAGCGTTAGTCAATGCGTTCGCCAACGGAGAAGATGCAGCAAAGGCTTTTGATGATACGGTGGCTGATATAATGCGCAATGTCATAAAGGAGATGATTTCTCTGAATGTCATAAAACCTGCTATGGATAAGCTAAGAGATTATCTGTTTGGAGATAAAGGTATATTTACGGACAGTTCCGCTGGGGGTACAAATCTGACGGAACAAGAGGCAGCCGGACTAATGCAGCAACTTGGAAGCCTTCGAGGGACAATATCAGACTCAAAGAAAATATGGGATTATCTAAATGCTGCTGCAAAAAAAATGGGAATAAGCCTTGAAGAGACAAACGCTTCAAACACTCTTTCCAAAGGGATACAAGAAAACATTACAGAAGAAACCGCCAATATTTTAGCTTCTTACATAAACGGTATTCGTGCAGATGTAAGTGTAAAACGCGCTTTGCTTGAAAAGTGGGGAAACGAGATTCTTCCGAAATATAATGTTATAGCCGAACAACAACTTACTCAATTGAGGGCAATAGCCAATAATACGTTAAGAAGTGCCCAAAATACCGAAGCAAACGTTGCTTTAGTACAAGAAGTTAGAGATATGCTAAGTATAGTGATAGACAGAAGTGGAAGAAAAATTAAAATATAATACGTTATGAACGAAAAAGAATTAAGCAAAACATTACTGAACCAGGCTATTACGTTTGGTTTATGCCAACCGTGGCAACACGCATGGGGGAATCCTACCCAACAAGGATTAATTGACAAGTATCTGCATGGGATTGATTTTGCCATTAAGCACAATTACCCCACCAGCACTTTCATAAAAGAACACTTCGACAAAGACCTTCTCCACAAGAATAATATTTTTGTGGATGAAGATGTACAGAAACGCAACATGTCACAAATTTCTGTTTTGAACGGAAATTGTAAAGGGACTCTCCTATTTGATGGCTTTTCTGTATGTGATATTTACGTGCGCCATGACAGCGAAGTAACCATTGACTGTTCACAGTATTGCAAGGTATTCATTAACGTGTACGACCGGGCAAAAGTAAATGTTATCCAAAAGGATATAGCATCGGTATATGTTTACATTCATGGAGAAGATTGTATTGTGGAAACCGATGGGGATGTCATGCAAAGAAAAAGCCAGGCTTAATGTCTGGCTTTATTGTTTTACCTAAATAATAGTCAATTTATAAGCTTGCAAGCCACTTCTTGCCTTTTCGAGTATTCAGCCAAAGAGCAAATAAAAGGGCTAAAGCCCCAGAACCTCCTAAAACGATTAATAGACCTTCCATAATTACCTCCTTATCACTTTATAACCAATATAAGCAAATACTATTGTTGAAAAAGCTCCAATCAAAAGCAAAAGCCAATATAACTCATTGTTTGAACTTGTGAAAAATGACACAGCCCCACCTGCTACCATTGCAGCAAATGATGTTTTTGCCAAATCATAAAAGAACTTTCCAAGCGTCTCTCGGCTTATTTTCTCTTTTTCCTTGCCCTCTTTCTTAACTTCTTGCCTTTCACTCCAATTACCCATTTGTATTATATTAATGCACAAATATAGAAAGGACGAACGAAAGAACAAACAAATAAACAAATAAATATCCGATAAATCAGCTTTTTAACAAATCCGATTAATTATAATTCATATGCCACAAAACAAGAAAAGCGGAGAAACTCCGCTTGACTTGATGATTGCTTTAAAATTGGCTTATCGTTTTTCAGCCTTAATATCCATGCTCTCCCCATCCATTGACATGGTAAGTTCGGCGTCATCACCCGATAAGGATTTCACTGTATATCTAATATATTCTTTGCCGCCCAAATAGATTCGGGGCTTTGTAAATTGATAAAACTTCTTTTTAGAACAATACAATATTAAAGGTCATCTTTTCCTATATACATTATAGATGTAGTTCGTAGCCCTACAGTAACCATTGCTAAATATTCCGCATCCTCATACTTTAAAGCATCCATATATAACATTTGACCCCCTTGCTCTGAGAAGAAAACATACCGGTCTGCAAGGTGTTTTCCCAACTCTGAAGCAAATGAAGATTTCAATGTTACAGCTCCTAAATATGCTTTATTATTATCATAAGCTATTTGAATTTTATCCTCTATTCCCAATCCTTTATAAACTGATGTCCCTTGTTGATTTGTAGACAATGGTTTGCCAAAAACTTTTTCTATATTTTCCCTACTCATGCCAAGAAAATCCTTTAAATCTAAATATAAAGTATGCAAAGGTTCTACTGTTACAGATAGTTTAAAAGATGTACCATTAGAATTTGCCATTGTTTCAAATTCTCCAACATGTTCTCCTTTAATTTTATTTCCATCTAATAAAGAGAAAATAAAATCATTAGAATTTTGGAGTTGTACATTTGGACAATCTAAAGTATATATCTCCCCCGTTTTAATAACAACAGATTGGTCCTGTGACTTTTCATCATCATCCGAACACGCACTAAAAACAAGCATTGGCAGCATTGCCAGTAAAAATAAAATCTTTTTCATTTTCTTATCAAATTAATTATTATCTTTAGGGACATTGAATATATTAAAATGAATAACCTACCGCTATTGACAATTGCGAATAATCAGCGTTTTCGATAAGCGCCCAATCCCTCTTTTGATATTTATACCCAAGTTCTACAAAAATATTTCCACTCATAACCGGAAAATCAACACCAAACGCAGGCTTAATCATAAAGCCTAAATCATTTTTATCTGCATAGTCTGAGCAAGGGATAAAAAATGTGTATCCTAAATCAAGAGACATATATGGAGATATACCTTCCCGGATAAAGTTAAACTTTCCATTCACAAATAATGGAACGTATAATGCGGTCTCTTTATAATCCTTATAATACTTATCCATAGTCGAGTTTAATCCAGCTTTCTCATACAAATGTTTACACCAAGATACACCCGTACCTACTCCCAACCTAAAGCTTTCATTAAACCTATATCCAGCAAGAAATTCTGCACCAAAAGACTGGTTTTTGTCATCATCAATACCTAAATCATATACAACCTTGATTTGCGGTTCAAACTTACTTTGTGCAAAGCACATAGCAGTTGTTAAAACGGCAACTAATATAAATAAAATCTTTTTCATTGTTATATATTATTTTTGTTCCATCTCAATTTCAATATATGTGTTATCCCATTTACATGCTTTTTGGGTTCCTAAATCAATTCCCCATGCAATCACATTCAAAAGATTTATACAAGAAATAGGATTAAATCTTGCTTCCAGTAAAAACGGCGTTGATTTATAACCCTCTTTTTTAGCAATTAATTCTTTCGAGGATAACTTTTTTCTTATTCGCGCGGTTGCTTCACCGCTTTCGTCAATTGTTGCAATTTTTCTGCCATTATCATAAATTTTAGTGCCCTCCATCCCTGAAAACGTAATTGTTTGCTTTGCAGGTGTAAAAATTGAAGCACAAGAACTCATAGAAAAAACAACAATTAGACTCAATAAAACTTTTTTCATAATAGCATTGAATATGTTAATTAATGTGCGGCAAAGTTAACAACTTTGTATTGGAGAGCAATATATTATATACAGTTTTTTCACCTTTTTTGTTATATGTTATAAAGCATATTTGGATATTACTACGCTCCCCCTTTTGGATATATGGTTTATTTTCTATATATTCGCATAATAACTTAGAAAATAAACGAAATTAATTGATTTTCTTATAAGAAGTTTGCACTTTTAAAGATTATCAGTATCTTTGCGGTGCGAACAAAATTATAGGGGCGGCAAACTCCTATGACTTCATCATTGGAGTTTATTTTTTGCCAGTACATATCGAGTATTATCTTTATTTATATTAAGATATTGCACCTACCGAGTGTGGTAACGGAAACGTCCACAAATAAAATCCTATGGTTTTGTTCGCAGCTCGTAGTAGGTGCATTTTTTTGTTATGCGAACAGAACCTATTCAAGTCCTAAGCGAAACTGAGTTGCTTGGGCACAAATTCACGGTTTACGGAACTGCCGAAAATCCGTTGTTCCTTGCCAAAGAAGTGGCAGAGTGCATTGATTATGCAAAGACATCGCAAGGCTACTATGATGTATCAAGAATGGTAGGCACTGTGGATGAGGAGGAAAAGTATCTACGAACAATTTTCGTAGATGGTAGAAATTACGAAATGTGGTTCTTAACAGAAGATGGTTTGTATGAAGTCTTATTCCAATCCCGTAAGCCAATCGCCAAAGAATTTAAGAAAGGCGTAAAGGAGATTTTAAAGACCATCCGCAAGACAGGCGGCTACATCGCCACCAAGCAGGACGACACTCCCGAAGAAATCATGGCACGTGCGCTCATAGTGGCACAGGAAACAATCAAAAGAAAAGAAGAGAGGCTAAAGCAGCTTGAAGAAAAGAACGCCAAACTCCAGCCTAAAGCCGACTTCGCCGAAGCCGCCTTCAAAGCAGAGGGCAAAGTGGACATAGGTCAAGCCGCAAAGATACTCAATCTCGGTTTTGGGAGGAACACCCTTTTCGGGAAGCTAAGGGATGCGGGCATATTCTTCAAAGACAGGAACGAACCGAAACAAAAGTATATTGACGCAGGCTACTTTGAAATGACGCTGTTGCCGCCAATACGCAGAGACAACCACCCAGACATATTATGCCAAAAGGTGTTTTGCAAACCAAAAGGTCTTGCCTACATCAACCATCTATTTGGCGGAAAGCCTTCTGACAGAAAGATTTCGCCTATAAAATAGTATAGCACAACAACACATATTTGCGTAGTATTTAGTAAATTTGCAGAAAACGAGTAGGTTATGGAACGGATTAAATTAACAAAGGAAGAGAAACAAGCATTCCGGATTGTTGCGGAGTTTGGCGGGAAATGCCCGGCAACATATCCACAGCATGTATTTACTGCTTCCATCCGTTCTATTGAAAGAAAAGGATTGGTGAAGGCTAATTATGTAGTTGGCGGTCATGTATGGAATGTCAAACTCACCGAAGAGGGTAAGCACTATCTTGCCGTTAACCCCAACTTACACAATCCTATCAATTGGAATTTGATATTTGCCATTGCAGGTGTACTTATATCTATCATAGCCTTATTCGTTAGCTGCATGAAGAAATACTAATCACGCTATTTTAATCATCCGGCAGTCGGTTCCAATGCCCGACAGCCACAACTATACCCAAAAATATATTGCCACGTAAACAAGCATAGATGCACGTTGAGGTTTCGACCAACGTTCACGTTATGATACCCCGCCAGTAATACGGCTGGCGGGCAGGTGGCAGGAATAACGACTAAAACAAATATTCATCATGGAAGAAAAGATATATAACTTGCAGAAAGAGAACAAGCTCCTCAAACTTCAATTATTGCGCCTATCCGAAGATATTGAACTGATGTATGAAAAGATGGAAGAACTTGAAAAGAAACTCAAGGAGAAGCGGATAAAGAACCCCTACATGAAAATCGTGTCACCCGAAAGGTAGTATTCATTGCAAATATAATGTAAGCCGGATAACTATATCAATTTTCTAACCTTTTACTTGATTATTTAGAAAATACACCATATATTTGCAGTATTGATATAACAAGCCAAAGAGCTGATTAACGGATATGCCGTTGATTGGCTCTTTTTGTTTTTACAACACAAACTCAAAATAACACATGGCAAAGCCTTACAGTATCTATTTTCAGAAAAGTAAGCTGGGGAGTCCTGTTATTGACACCAAATCCCAATGGGGGATTGTGTGCAAGGACTTCCCTTTTACTGTATATGGAGATATTAAGGATTTGCCCCAAAGGGACTGGATAGACCAAGACGGAGAAGACACCTTTTTCCCCGAAGAACTCTACGTGCAAGCCTATGATATAGAAGTAGAGTTTGCCTATAAAGGTGATATGGGAACAGCCAATGAAAAGATTGTCGCCTTCCTGGACTATCTGATAGGAAAAGACGGTTACGGAACAGAATTAAAAGTTTATGACACCTATACCCAAATAGGCAGACAGGGGGTTTATTTTAAATCTATAAAACCCGACCTTTTTGTCCGCAAGACGGATGAGGGAGATGTCGTAACTTTCAACATTACATTTCGGGTGACCGACCCTAAAACACAAATTATTCTTACGGTATAATGGGACGGTTTATAATATACAGCAAAGACGGGCAGACGCAACGATGTGTCGCTAACAAGTTAGAGTATAACGGGGAGTTCATGGGAGCTTGTTCCGTTAACATTACCGTTACGTCCCCCACTCCGATTAATTTTACAGTCGGGGACTATCTGATATATCGCGGAGAAAGATTTGAAATAAACTACGACCCTACTGAATTGAAGCAAGCCTCCAAAAATACATACGGAGAGGCTTTCAAATATGAGAACGTAGTTTTCAACTCTCTCGCAGATGAACTGACAAGATGCGAATTCCTGGACTATGTAAAAGAGGATAACTTAATTCACTACTCTTCCCTGCCTACATTCAGTTTTTACGCTGAAAGCATAAATGCTCTCGCAGAAAGAATACAGGTGAACCTTGACCGTATCTATAAAGGAGAGCAAAAATGGACGGTTACAGTACATCCCGAATATGTTAATGAGACTAACAAATCCATATCAATAAGCAGTATAAACGTTTGGGACGCACTTGCTTTGGTAAATAGCGAGTTTAAGGCAAACTTTATCATAAGAGGACGAACGATAACAATAGGCACTGCCGGAATTGCAGTAGGAAGCATGTTCGGCTATGGAAAGGGTAAGGGGTTGTACTCCATACAAAAAACCGCGGATTCATCACAGAAGATAATTACCCGCCTAAGAGCATATGGTGGTACCAAAAACTTGCCGTACAACTATTATACAACATATGGAAGTCCTATTGTCGAAGCTCCCATCGAGGATGTATCTTACGGATATGACCCTAATACACATTTGATAGACGGCGCTGTTGTGACTCTTCCTTTTTATATGAAATTCCTATCCGACACAGCATTGTATGACGTGACAATCAATGGGCATTCTTATAAAATAAGAAGAGGTAGCTTTCTTGGGAAATGCTACGTTTTGTTGAATAGTGAAGCCGACAAGGACAACGTCCGCATAGGCGCAAAGATGCGGATAGAAAAAGGTATTGAGACGGACAATGTTCCAAGAAAGTACAAAAGACCTTCTGGAGCATTAGTTCCCAATAATATGGCTGTTAAAAACTTGATGCTTCCTGATTTTCCGGAAAAGACACTTGACCCATACCTTGATAGTAAAAACATAGATATTATCGGAGTTCGGGAAGGTTCGGTTTTCTTTGACGGGAGCGATACTTCTTTGCCGGAAATATATCCGTCTATGGAAGGAATGACAGCACAGCAGTTGAAAGACGCGGGAATAATCGTAAATGCTACCGGAGCGTTGGATGAAATCGCTTCCGATTCTGTGAATAAGGATAATACGCCAATTGCGGATGATGGCTACTTTGAAGAGGGGGAAACCATCCCACCGTTCAAAATATATCTCAAAGACATTGGATTTGACATAAACGATTACTTTACCGATGAAACTCCCACCATATCCATGAAAGGCGGAATGTGTGGTGGACGTGAATTTGAAATACTTAGAGATGCAGACAAGCCCGTAAAACAAGGTGACATGTGGGTCTTGACATGCAACAGAATCTATGATGAAGGTTTGAATCTTTATTTCCCATATAAGGATTTTACTATCAAAGCCGGAGATAAATTTGTGCTTTTGGGCATTGATATGCCGGATGTGTATATAAAAGCCGCTTCCCAAAGATTGCTAACAGCTTCCAAAGAATATCTTGCAAAAAATGATTATGTAAGATATACTTACGAGCCTAAAGTAGACGAAATATTTATGGCGCGTCACCCGGAACTGCATGACAGTATAAAGGAAGGTGATTTAATGTTATTCGAGGATGAAGACTTAAACATCAACGGGAGCATCATTATTGACAGCCTTACAATAAAGGAAGGAGACGCTCTCATTCCAACGTATGATATTACCCTTCGCAATGACAAAGCGGTAGGAACTTTAGAAAAGATACAGAATCAGATAGATTCAATAGTAGGCGGGCAAGGCGGTGGAGGATTAACTACCCAACAAGTGGAATCAATCATTAAAGCCTTTGGAGAAAAGCTGTTTTTGAATAAAACCAAACCTGACCAAACCAGCTATTTAATAAAGTTTTTAGGTGGATTGTTTTCAGACTACATCCAGTCCATGAACTTTTCTTCCGGTGCACTCGGTGAAGGCTTTGTTATTAAAGTAGACAGCAAGACGGGTAAATCCTACATTGAAGTGGACAAACTCTTTGTGCGTATCAAGGCGATGTTCTCCGAACTGGAGATAAAGAAACTCTCTTATGCAGGCGGAAACTACATGTTCACCGCTGCCGGAATGAAATGCGGAAAGGTTGAGGAACACGAGGATTTTTGGCGGTGCTATCTGCTGGTTGATGATGGGGAGACGGCTATCGAGAACCCGTTCAAGGAAGGCGACCAGGTACGTTTTCAAGACTTCAATATCAAGCCGGGTGTCTACGAGAATGTATCCAACCGTTACTATTGGCGCTTATGTGTCGGCGTTGGTGAGGATTACATAGACCTTAGCAAGACGGACTGTGATGCAAACAGCGACATACCACAGGAAGGCGATAGCCTTATACAGCTCGGAAACAGAACAGACAAGAAGCGTCAGAACGCAATCACCTTGTCCGTGTATGGCGATGATGCACCGAGTATCCACCAGTATGCCGGGATAGATTCCTATTCTTTAGCAGGCAAGGAAGTGACGGTTATCAGTCCGCAAGGCAACAAGTTCATGGGAGACTTTATCTTGAAAACGGGAATAAACATTATGACCCAGTTCAAGATATTGGAAGACTTGATTTACTCTGAAATCTCCAAAGTGCTTGACGAGGTGCAGGCAAAGGATAATTATCTGTATAACGCATCATTTGCAAGCAATACGAACGGTTGGGAGACAAAGAACGATGTTCGTTTCTTTACTGTGAACGGAAAGTTCTTATTAGTGAATGGGGAGTTCTATTCCCGCAAGGATGCCATGGCTGCCGTTATCAGAGACGGGGATAGAAACGTGCTTCGTATTCTTTCTTCCGGAATTAAACAGTCAAATGCTGATTTAGCCAATAAACCGACCTATGAGGAAGGGGAAGAACCGGGAAAGTTCTTTATCTCTTTCCGGTATAAGGTAGCTACAGCCGGAACGCTGACAATAGGATTTCCCGGTCAGAACCTGCATTTCACCGAACATCTTGAACCGGGCGAGGAATACGCAATGAAGGAGTATTCCGGCGCATGGGACGGAACGGGCGATTTTGAGTTGAAGTTTACGGGGGATATATACATACATTCGCTGGCATTGACCGAAAACGCATTCGAGGATTTGTATACTAAATTAAGTTCCGAAATAAAGCAGACAGCGGAAAGTATCAGGTTGGAAGTAAAGGAGCTTTCTGAAAGTAATAATCAGAAGTTCTCACAGATTGAGCAGACAGCGGAAAACCTCAAATTGTCTGTTACAAAAATAGAGGAAGATGTAACGCAGTTGGGGCTGGACATCAATGGGGTTACCGATGAACTTAAATTATATGTCAAAAAGGACGGATTAGGTTCTGAAATCAATGTGGCACTTGATAACATTTCCGTGGTTTCCAAAAACATATACTTTACCGGAGATATATCCGCCAACGGGAATGTGTCTATTCAGGCAGACGGGACAATAAAGGCTATTGGTGGATATTTTGAAGGAGAGATAAATGCAAACAGCGGGGTGTTTAAAAATGTAAGAACTCCTAACAACTCTTTGGTGATAGACGAAAATGGGAATGTTAGCATTGTTGGCAAAATATCAACCGCTTCGTCAGGTACAAAAATAGAAATAAACCCAAATTCAAACAGCATAAAATTTTATAATTCAAAAGGATATGATGTGGGTGGAATTTCATTCCTTGATAGTGGAGGCGGAGGTACTTCTGTTACTTACCCAAGATTAAAATTAGACAATATAGCAAGTGATGGCAACTTAACTGCGTCTACTACCCTTTTTGCAGGGTCATTGTCAATGATTTCAAATTTAAGTGGTTCAAGATACCAAGTGTCTCTTGGCATCAGCGGACTTTCTTTTTATAAAGATGGAAGATTAACTAAATCATACCCAAGCTCATGAAAAAGATAAATTTTAAACAATTACTGATTGCTACGGACATTACCCGTAAGCATTGTGAAAATATAGATTGTAGAGAGAATTTTGCGAATGTATTATACCGGAACGGTAACGGTATCGCATCGCATGCACTCGCTTTGAAGATATACAACTCCAATGAAGAGACAGAGTATAGTGATGAAGAAGTGTCCCTGATACAAGAGCATGCAAATGCTTTTTGCAAACCCTTCTTTATTGACGCGCTCAATCGTGCTATCAACAATCAACCGGAAGAAGCAACCGATAAACAGGAATAATTATGGCTTGGACAGAACAGGATTATCAAGAAATAGTTGCCCGCCTTATGGCTAACTCCATAGGGGTTAATGAAGTACCGAATGCGGACAAAGCGGATGATGTAACGTCATTGCCTGCATTTAAACCTTCAGGAAGCAACAGTGAAGCTTCTGTGGTCAATTATCCTTTAGAATTTTTGAAAGGAGAACAAGGCGAGCCAGGTATACAAGGCGAACCTGGGAAGTCATTTAAGGTAGCCGGCGAATACGCCACCCTTGAAGCCTTGAAATCCGCTGTTCCCGATGGTTCGGCAGTTGACGGGTTCATGGCTGTAGGTACGGAAGCTCCTTATGATTACTACGCATGGGTAAGTTCTGCTGGCGGAAATAACCCAAACCCATCCCCTGATGGAAAGTATTTATTATTATCGGATGGCACTCCGTTATTGTTGGCTAACGAAGAGCCGATATTACTTGCAGATA